GCGGTTATATCTGCCTCTATCCTCTGACCAACAAGAGTCTCATCAACAAGGTTGAAGCACTCGATCTTAAAGGATGCTGCAATACATCCCTGGAACGACAAGTTGTCACCACTCTCAATGGCTTCTTTAAGCTCCAGGGAATCCATCAAAATATCCTCATTCTGCAAAGTGATGTTTGCTCCGGGGATCCTTACCACTATTTCTTTGTGAGATGAATCGCTTTTATAAGCATCTTTTGTGGCTTGCGTTACTGTAACCATTACCGCTCCTCTATCTTCACATCAATCACTTTCATGTACTCTTTTAAGCTTGCAGACTGCATCACAGTTGGCTCATAGTCAATAAAAGCATCCACGGTGTAAACATTTCCGCTTATATTGTCATAGGCCGTCACAGGCACAGAGAAGTTAGTTGCTGATGTGTTCGCATCAATCAGAGCTTTAAATGTGGCATAATCGCTCAGATCCGAGAACACCATCTGGAACTTGCCCTGCAGTTTATCTCTTATGTGCCTTCTGTGTGTTGCTCCGTTTGCATCTTGATATGTCTTGTACACAGGGAGCTTGTTCACCATGTAGGTATTTTGAACAATGTTCCCCGTGACATCTGTTGTATTTACTTTAAGCAAAAATGAAATCGCCATAATTTACCTCATGCAAAAGCACTTTCTCCATTCATTCGCTTGTAAACTTTATTCTCTCTCCGTACCAGGTTGAACAGGCCTGCAGCATCTCCCTCAAGTGAAAGGTTCATGTTTTCACCTGATGCAATAATAGGAAGGTACTCGGAAAGCAAATTGTATAACCCCGTTGCAGGATCATTATCAATGTCGGATGCGTAATATGAACCGCCAACAATGGTTGGGTCTACACTTGCGCTCATCATCTCGCTTGTCATGTCTCCCATAGCCTTATCAAGAACACCCATGCCATCTTCAACACCGACTGCTACACCTGCGGGGATCCACTGACCGACTTCTTCTGCAAATACTTTTGACGGAGAATTAATCCCAAATAAGCCCTTGATTCCGTCAACAAGTCCAGATGCTAGGTTCTTGAAATCTTCAACAAGAGCACTCCATCTGTCCTTAATGCCCTTCCAAAGACCTGCAACCATATCCTTGCCGACTTCTGCTATCTGTTCAACTCCACGTTTCAAACCACCTATAAGAGCCAACAGAACAGCGGGAATTGCAGCCACTAACCTTGGAATGGCTTGCAAAAGACCTGTTGCCAGTCCGATTATGAGTTGTATTCCAACAGCCAGGATCTCAGGGACTGCAGCCACCAAAGCAGCTACAAGATTACTGATTATCTGTGGAATTGCATCAATAAGCTTTGGAAGTGCTTCAAGAAGTCCGTTTGCTAATCCCATGATCAGTTCGCCTGCAGCCATTACAAGTTGTGTGATTGCTCCAGGATCTGTGAGAGCTGTGACAAGTCCAACGATAATATCTGCAGCACCGCTCATTAACTCAGGGATGGAATCTACAAGGCCTGTAATGAAATCTCTTATAAGTGTTGCTGCACTCTGAACCATCTCACTGCCATGCTCGCCAATATATGCTGCAAGGCTTTGTGCCAAAGTTACCGCATATTGCATCAACATTGGTAGCCCTGTGGTAAGACCATTGGAAAGCATTTGAAGCATCTTCTGACCAATTTCCATCATTTTTCCACTGTTTTGTTCAAAGGATTGAGCCAATGAATCAATTAGTTTAAGACCGCCCTCCATCATTGCCGGAAGAGCCTGGACTAAACCATCCAAGACCATTACTCCTATTTGCACGGCTGCATCTACTATCTGAGGCAGATTTTCAATTAAACCTTGACCAAGGGCTCCAAGTAGTTGCATTCCTGCATTAATCATCTCAGGGATAAGGCTTGTTACTTTAGTAAGGAGCTGTGAGAGCAGATCTCCAAAGGTTGACATTGCACCTTCAAGACCACCCTCTTTGAATGCCTGTGTGAGCTGTCCAAGACCCTCCCCACCAAACTTTACAAATTCTCTGAGTGTTGGTGTAAGTTGATCGGAAACAGCAATCTGAGCACCTTCAAGGGCTGATTTAAACAATGTAATATCACCCTCAAGGTTGTCCAGCTGTGTATCAGCCATGTCCTGAGCCGCTCCACTAGCGTCACCTATTGCCCCGGAAAGTTCCTTGTATCTGTCTCCTGTTGTACCAAGAAGGGCATTGATTGATGCAAGGTCTGTCTTATTAAACATTGCAGATAACTGCGCTGTTTTCTCTTCTGTACTCCATCCATCCATGGAATCGTTGAGTTCCTGGAAGATGGTTGGTAAATCTCTTAAATTTCCATCAGCATCATAAGCCTTGACACCAAGTTCTTCCCATGCTGCAGCCGCTTTGTCCGTGGTCGGATTCATGGCAAGCATGATGTTTCTTAGGTGTGTACCTGCCTCAGAGCCTTTGATACCATTATCAGCAAGAACACCAAGCACTGTGGAAAGTTCCTGTGTTCCGCCTTTCAAGTTCCTTGCATTAGCGCCAATGGTAAGAAACGCATCACCAAGCTGTGCAACAGATGTATTACTCTTTGATGAAGCCTTTGCCATCTGGTCAACCATTGAACTTGTCTCTTCAATGGATAATCCCAAGGCTGTCTGAGCATCAGTAACCATGTCGGATGCGCTTGCAAGGTCAATTCCACCTGCAGCGGCAAGGTTTAACACGTTAGGCAGCATCTTCATGGAAGTATCTGCATCATATCCGGCAAGTGCCATATAGTTCAAAGCATCTGCCGCCTCTGTTGCTGAAAAAGCTGTGGTGGAACCCATCTCCTGAGCAAAATCTCTCAGGTCTCCAATCTGGTCTACAGTAGTACCCATTGTTGCGGCAACCTGTGCCATGGAACTGTCAAAAGACTTTCCTGCTTCAATGGATGATGCAGCAAAAGCACCTACTGCCGCTGAACCCGCCGCAACGGCTCCTGCAACAACAGTACCTGCTCCACCTACGACTTTTCCAAAGCCACTTGCAAAAGAATTACCGCCTGCCTGTCCGGCACTTTCCATCTCTCCTGAAAGCTTGCCTGCAATGCCTCTTGCTGATGGTTCTATTTGCACATATGCGGTTCCGATCGTTCCAAAATCAGCCATCTATTGTTGCCTTTCTCCACCTTTCATAATCCTCAGGAGTCTCAAAGGCCCGTAACTCATCCTTTTCCTTTTTAGGCTCTGTGAGCTTCTTATATAGGCTCGGTGGACGTTTGCCTCGTTTCCTCTTCTTACTCCACAATAAGAGGTTTAAATCATCAACAATCAACGCCATTAGCATTTGATCCATGGTTATGCGTTGACCGCTTATTTTCATCTTCACTCTGGACTCATCTCTTAAACCTATGGTCAGAGTTGCCACAAGCATTGGTGACAACTCCTTGTAGTTATATATTCCATAGGTTTCAGCCAGATCACATATAAGTTCATCCTCACACACGTTAATAACATGGGCGAGGACTAGGAGTTTTTTAGATTTAAAGCCTCCAACATCTCGGTTAGTTCCGCAATAAGGCTCTTAACATCCGCAACTCCGTCATGCTTTGCAGCCACTTCGTTCATGAATATCTGGAGCCCGCCCTCGGATCCGAAGATAAGACTGAGCAAAGAAAAAAGCACCTTTGACTTCTCATTGATGTCGGTGCTTTCATCCTGGATCTTTGTAAGGTAAAACAGTAACCTTGCATCATCCTGTATTCTCTTGTCGAGTTGAAATTTAATCCCGCTCTTGGTCTTACCCTTTACAATGTTTTCGTTCTTAGCCATAAACTCTCCTTAATTATTATGCTCCCTGCAGGTACTCCTTATGAGTTTCACCTGTAGAATTAGGATAAGCACTTACTGTAATGCCATATCCAACTGCGTCTGAGTCGTTATATGTAATGGCCTCTCTTGCTGTGATAGCACCATCAGGAATAACGATTCTCTTTGCTCTTCCATTACGGAGTGCAAGTTCAAACACCCAGATCTTCTCCTGTGGATCCTCGGCCTTAATGTTTACAGATACATCACCTGTCTGTGAATCCTCTGTTACATTGGCATCTCCGTAAACAGCCTTAAGAACGTCAACATTCTCGGACTCGATAAGAGTAAGTGAGAAGTTATCGTCCAACTCTGTGAGTGAGCGGTATACGATTGCTCCGCCCCATGCTTTGATGGCAGATACGTCCATCTCGTTATTGTTCTCAAGCCCGTCCTCAGATACATAACCAAGGCATGTATAGTCACTACCAAGAGCGGTGGTTGCGTCTGTAGGGAGTGTAGCTGTGAGTGGCGCAGTATATACGGCACCCGCAATCTTGGGCTTACCAGTTGTTACATTCGTTGCTGTGTTTCCCATAACTTATTCCTCCATATAATATAAATTAAAGATACAATCGTATGCGTACCTTTTTGTTGTGGAATCAATGGCCTCCCCACCTCCGCCACACTTGCTAGAGCTGACGTTATCAAGGGTTACAATGTCATACATTGCGTTCTTGACTTCCTGGCATCTAACCGCAGCTTTGTAGAGGGAAGTAGAATAACACCTGATATTAAAAGTAACGGCGTTTATAAGGTTAATGCGTCCATTGTCAATAGCTTGCAACACGACATACTCATCCGGCTTTGTTTTAGGTTCTTCCATATAAGCGGGGATATCAAGTTGATTATTTAGGTATTTGATTACCGTCTCTTCTATCATGATGGATGCTCCTTAGTATTCGGATATATGATTGCTTTCGCACGATCATAACCAATAAAGGGTTTTATGTGTTGGTCGGATTTTGCCTGCTTAGAAGATGCCTCCTTAATCATTGAAAGCATCTCCTGAGACCTTAGCATCTTACCGACCTCAGCTTTGTCTAGTTTGAAATTACTCATAAGCTTCAACCTTAATCTGTTTGTTCCAGGGGAAGTTTTCGCCCATAAAGCCGTCCATGTACTGTGTAGGCTCTCCAATGGTTCGCCACTTCTTACCATAGAACTCAACAACAGCATTTTTCCAATCGTGGGTGTCACCAACAGGAATGCAAAGATTATATGCAACTCGCTTGCCGCTAAGGTTTATCTCATTAAAGACATCCTCGGATGATGGCTGACCAACAACCACGTTATCTATTGGAACTGCAACAGTTTCAACGACTTCTCTATTGAAA